CCCGAAGTGTCATCCACCTCAAGCTTCACGCGACCATTACTGTTCTCCCCTGTCACCGTCAACGTAGGAACCCCAGGGTTAGGGGCATCCACCGTAAACGCCTCATAATCCCAATCCGACCACAAGTCCGTAGCGTTAGCCGCAGCAACCCGCACATACGCCCTGTAGTTCCCGTCAGCCAACGATGAGTTAGCGAATAGTACGCTCGACTGACCCGAAGCAAACGAAGTGAAAAGAGTGGGTGTCGAAGAACTCGGATTGAACCCGCCAGCCCCATACTGAGCAGCCGAGAAAATCTTCACCTCATAGCTGTACGGGCCAACAGCATCCGGATCAAAAACTGAACTCCACTCAACCGTAACCTCATTCGTGGTCACCGTCCCAGTCGGAGCAGTAACCGTCACCGTCGGCTTGACGTAATACAAAACACGAATCGAAGCCTCATACACAATCAACTGCGACAAACTCCCGCAACTAATTCCGCCCAAAGCCGCATCAACCTCAGCATCAGTGATCGCCCCATAGCCACGGGCCGCACCACCAACCTCAGCCGGTGAAGTAAACGAAATCGTGTTCTGCGCAGACGTATTGCCACCAACATTCAAATTAGTGTCAAGCCTTGCCGCCCCCGAACCATCCTTCTTACACCGCGCCATCAACTGCGCAAACACCAGTTGAGCACCAGAAGGCAACGACAAATCAGCAAACCCAAACAACGTTGCCTCACCATAATCATAGGTCACAAACGTTGAATCAGAAGCATCAGACAAAGCCGAATGAGCATTCGTGCCAGTCACCGCACCCGAATTGCCGCTAGAAGAAGTAGGGGCCAATCTCACATAAGTCATCCAGCAACCCCCTGACGGTTACGACGATCCGAGCCACGCCTGCTCTCACCGATCTGTTTATGAACCTCAGCCTTGAACCTGCGGCTCCCAACAACAACCTCAACCGGGTCACGCCGATCCGACACAATGTCACCGTGAACGATCACCTTCACACCACCCATGTTGTTTTCAGGAACCACCCACTCACCGGCCTGCGCCATGATCGGTACTTCGCTGCCACGCGGACCCGCGATCTGGCCGCCCGTATGGAACTTCGGAAGGTTGTCGTAAATACCCAACTTGGCCGCGTCAATGATCTGCGACAAATCACCAATTGAAATGCCGCCCGCAGCCTGCTTCTCAACCGTGTCAGTAACACCCAGCTCCTGCAACTTCAGTTTCGTTTGAAGGATCTCGCCGCCCTGACCGGTCAAACCAACCAAGGAGCGGAACCCGTCACGCAAACCATCCGAACCATTCAAAGCATCCCGTGCCGCCTTCAACCCACGCTTCAAACCAGGAAGCTTCCAACGCATCTTCGGATTCTTTTCCGCCACCCGAATCGACTGGTCATACATGTCCTCAAGATGCGTTGCGTACGGAATTGCCTGCGACAGAATCTCCCGCTTGCCCTCCTGGCTAGAAAGCAGCCACTTGTTCAACTTCACCTGATACGCAAGCTCATTGTTTGTCAGGTCAGAACCACCCGGACCCTGCGGCGAACTACCCCAACCCTCCGCGTTCTCAATCATTTCCGCCAGCCACGCAATGCGGCCATCCTTGCGGCGCAACTTGTTCGTGAACGGAAACGACTCAGACAGCCCCGCGATCTTCGAATAGATGCGCTGACGACCAGTGCTCGCCCGGTCAAGGCCACGCTCCTTGATGTTCCCAAGCCGCTTAGAAAGCTGCTTGTTTTCATCTTCCTCGCCGGTAATGTCAACGTTGCGGTCAAGCCAACGCGCAAGCCCGAACATTTTGCCTGCGCCACGATTCGGGTTCGCTATCGACGCGACCTGGCCGGCCTCCTGCAGAAAGTGCTGAAGTTCGCTGTCGCCGCCCGTTAGTCCGTTGAGTCCACCGGCCACGAGATCATCAAACGAGCCCCACTTCGCGTAATTGTCGAACAGCTGCCAAAGAATGCCGCGCTGACGATTACCTGAAGCGCCCTTAGCCTTGGACATGAGCTTCGAGATCTGCGACTCACGGCCCTCGCGACGCCGTGCCGCTTCAGCACGATTCTTTTCCGCCTCTGACTGGCCGCCACCGTCGCCAGCCTTAACAATCCCGGCATTACGCAGAATGCTTGACGCATCAAACGCAGCGCCGACACGCTCAGACAAGCCAGCGGCCGAAGCCAACGGACGCTCCCAATTAGACATGAAATACTCGGTCGTTTCAGGAATTGTCCCGAGCGCGTTCATGGCCCCGCGAATCCCCATGCCCGTCGGCTGACCATGCGACAACATGAAGTTCGTCTGAACGATCTCGTCATCCCACGGCTTGCCGCGACCAGCAGCAAAAGCCTTCAGGTCCTCAAGCGAAACCGGGGATGTAGTGAACCCATACAGCCCCCCGTTTGAAGCGCCCGAGAACTCCATCTGTGCCGGATTCCACAGCCCCTCCCGCCACGCATTACCGAGAATGCCTGCCGTAGCCCGGAAGTCAAAGCCACGATCCAACAGGAACTTGCCCACGTTTCGCACCACACCATGCTCGGCCGGACCGCCACGCATCAGCCCCACAACCCCGCCCTTCTGCATGGCGGTATGAACATGATCCGAATGGCCGCCAATCGCGCCCGGAACCTTCGACCCGTTCTTGATGTACCAACCAATCGGATCGTAGAACAGCTCCATCATCTTGCTGCCCCAGTTACCGGCCGCCGCAAGGAAATAGCTCTGCATCTCCGGTGTGTTAACACCGTTAGACGCATCGAACGCCCTGCCTGCGTAATGGTATGAGCCCGGCGCATGGGTGCCGCCAGTAGTCGATGTGATGGTGAGGCCCATCTGCTGAGCCAATGCCATCGCCCTACCGAGATCCCCGGGAAGATTGCCTAGCGAACCACCAACGCCCGGGGCTTTATCCTTGATCCAGTCCGTTACGCGGTCGATCAAGTACGGGCCAAGACCACCAAGCGGAGCGGGGAGGTCTGGCTTCGGAAGCCTATTCAGGAAGAACCCGGCACCCTTCCCGAGAGCATCACCAGCAAAGTCTGCGGCGGACCCGGCCACCGCACCGGCAGCATCAGAGATTGCCCCACCAAGGTTCATTCCGATAGGGCCGCCCTGCTGGAACCGTCTTGCCGTTTTGAAGTTCAAACGATCCAGGTTCTCTTTACCAGCAGCCTTCACCGCTTCACGATTCAGCACATACTCGCCACGCTCAAGGAGCGCAGGCACCGAATCGCCCGTAGGCTTGCCACCGAAGATCGGGCCGCCACGCTGACGGCCAACATTCACCTTCCCGGAACCACCAGTCAAATCACGATCGCTTGTACCAATGCCACCAACATGCTCAATGTCCGGCACGCCCGGAATGAGGTTGATCGCATCAATGATCTTGTTGACCACCGAAATCACGGCATTCGCGCCACCAACGAAAATGCTTTCGACCTTGCCCCAACCCCACTCAAACGCTGAAGCAATCCCCTTCGCCACAAGCTTCGTAACAGCACGCATCGGAGCGGTCATGCCCCGCACAAGACTCAACACCAACTTTGTTGAACCACGAAACGTGTCCTTCACCCCCGACCAAGCCTTCTCCCAATCCCCAGAAAACACGCCCGAAACAACCTTCACAAGACCCTTCAACGCAAGAAGGCCGCCCTTGAGATAACCCCAGGCGGCCTTAAACTGCTCCTTCATCACACCCCATGCGAACTTCGCAACAACCCCAAGAACTTTCAACGCAACCTTGACAGCGTTCAGCACATCCCGAAAGTCCTTGTTGTGCTTAGTGAACCGCTGAATGTCGTTCGACCACTTACGGATCGGCAAACTAGCCAGCGCCTCAGAAATCTTTCCAACAGTGTCAAACACCAACGTGCCCAACGGCTCAAAAATGACTTTCAGCTTATTGCCGAAAACCTGCATGTTCTCACTGAAATCACGGGTGTCCTTAGACGACCGCATGATCGTGTCCTTGCCCTTACGCATGGACCGTTCAATGTTCTCAAACTCGAAACGACCCTCACGAATCGCTGCGGCAAGATCCGGGCCGGCACGAGTACCGAACACATCAAACGCAATCGTGTTCGCCTCCGCAATCGACCCGGCCTTATCAATCGCCTGAAAAGTCTGTGCCAGCGCCTTCTGCGGCTCCTTACCATCCGCCGCGAAGTTCTTCAAAGCCATCCGCAAACCCGGCATGGCCGTCTGAATGTTTACGCCCTCCTTCTCAAACTTCGAGAACATCGCAGCGGCCGTATCGAAATCAAACCCAAGGTTCCGAAGCGGGGAACCGAACTGCACCATCAGATCAGACAGATCCTTGATGCCCACCCCAGTAACCTGGGATGCCCTCCAAAGCTTGTTGAGTGTCGGAACCTGCTTCTCCGTCCCAACAGACCAGTCACCAAACAAACGAGTGATTGACTGAATGTTTCCGCTGAGGTCTGTCTCCGTCATGCGAGACAGCTCCAACATGTTCTTAGACAAAACCCGAAGCGGCTTCCCTGACAGGTCCAGACGCTTATTCAGCCCGGCGATAGCGTCAGACGCTGTTTTCGCATCTGTCGGAACCGACGCAAACACAGCCTTGAAATCCTTTTTCAGCTGACCAAGCGGCTTGCCCGTCTTGCCTGTTTGCGTTCGAATGTTGTCGAACGCCTTATCAAACTCGGCCCCAAGGTCATAAGCGATCTTGCCCGCAATAGCGGCACCAACACCGGCCGCCAACGCACCACCAACAGCAACACCGGCAACCTTGCCGAACTTGCCGAGCTTCGCCGGTGCCAGAGCAGACGCAACATCCGCCTGCAACTGAGTGAGATCACCCTTGACTTCAACATACGCTGTTCCGATTTGCGTCAAGAAATCACCTCCTCAGTCCGCCCGACACCGAGCGAAAAACTCGTCAAGTTCATCCAACGAAGCCGCCTTCGGCCTCGCCCTAAACACCGTCCACAGCTGCGCCTCCGGCGGCAAATTGGACGTCAAAGCCCAAAGCCGCCGGAGACCCGCCGTGTTCACTTCCCTACGAAGATCCAGCCCATAAAAACGCTGGAAGTCAGCCTCAACCGCGTTCCATGACTCATCGCCAAAGAACTCGATGAGGCCTAGGATTCCCCCAGGGAAGCTCCTGCCTTTTCAACGAGCTTCTGAACCGCTTCCGTACCTTCCGGAATTGAAAGGTCCAGTGCCCAGAACTGCTCTGCCTGCTCCGCGCCGAGAAGAATCTCCACGATCGCGGTCAGGTCCTCGTCCTGTGCTGCCTTCAGAAACCTGAAAGGCAGCTTGGAGGCGATAGAGAACTTCTTGCCACCAATAACAACCGAAGCGCCGGACTTCGATGCTGCTGCTTTTGACTTGGAATCGGTCATTAGCTCGCGGTTCCGTACTCGGGATCGCCAGTGACCTGATACCAGGCGCTGTTGCCGTTCTCCGGCTTCAGGCTCTTCAGTGTGATCGGAAGCACCGCAGCGTTCGTACGAACCAGGGTGGTCTGAACATCCTCAGACACGGTAGAGCGCTCCATCACGAGACGTGACTTCTTCGAACCGTCCTGCCAATCAACAATCATTGCGTACTCAGCAATGGCATCGTTCTCGTCCGGCGGGTCATAACGCCATGAGGTAGCGCTCGCATTCGACCAAGTGCCGCCACCAAACGCAAGCGAGGTGGAAAGCCGGTTGAACTGGAGCAGATTGAACGTCACGGCCATGCTCGTGCCGGTCCTGATCCTACGAACCGGTGTTGCGGACTGCCACGCACCAATCTCCTCGGTGGTCTGACCGAAATTAAGGCTGGTGCCTTCTTCAGTCGTGTAACCGAGATTGATGAACGCACCATTCAGTGCGGCCACTTCAGTGGTCGGGAGTGCTGTGCCGACCGGGGCGATATAGATGTCGCCCTTAGCTGCAACCAGAATCTCATCTGAGTCTTGCGGCATGGGTTTACCTCCTGCCCCGGAGGGCGATGGTTTACTTGAAAGCCCCGAAGGGCGGGTGTCACTCCGACTCGTTGAGCCGGAAGCCTGCGGCCCTAACGGCCGTTCTCAAAGGCGCATACGGAACGCTGTTCACGGAACCAAACTCGTCAATGTGCCCACCGTGATCAGTGTTCACGACATATACGCGCCCGTCGATCTCAACAACTTCAACCTTGGCATGATCTCGATTAGGCATCACGTCATGCTTGATGTAGTAAGCACGATCCCGAATATCCCTTGCGCATTTCTTCAAACCCTCAACGAACCGGTCATCTTTGACAAGTTCCTCTTCAGAGTTCCAGTTAGGCACATATTTCATTTCGAGTGCCCGTAAAGATTGACGTTCAAAACGTAACGTTGCCTAGGTGGATCAAATTCCATGTCCGGCACCCTTGGGCACGTTCCAAACGTGACAGCGGTAACAACCGCGTCGCTGAAAGTTTCGTCCGGCATAACCAGCAACGCATTCCGGGCCGCCTCATACAAGCTGGATGCTTCCGCTTGACCGGCAGGACCGTCAACGCTCGCGTAACAATCAAGCTGCAAGTAACTCACGTTGAAATGATCCGTGCGTTCCCCCGCCACGTTCCGGTCATCAAGCTGAGTTACCTTTATCCACGGCTGGCCGGTGTCCTTGGGGGTTGAACCGCTAACACGCACCCCCAATTCACCCGTGAGGTAATCCGTAACGAGTTTTTCCGCCCCAATCACGAACCGGCCTCCCAAGCTCCCGCGACACGAACAACCGTTGCCTCAACGTGTGACGGCAAGTGAGTGCGAGGGTTACGAACAATCCACGGCTCCCCCGAAACCTCGTACTCCACGCCCTCGACAACCACAGAATCGGCAGAACCAAGAACCGTTCCCGAAGGGACCACAAGCAAAAACGATCCAGTGGCGAGTTCCTCACCGTCCTCCCCACGCTGCCGTTGCTGAAGCTCGCAAACAGTCTCAACCGTGGCCTCACTAGAAACATCGTTGCCGAACTCGTCCAAACCATCAGACGTGCGGTTCACAATCAAGCAAGGAAGATTCATCAGGTCTGTGAGCAACATGTATCTCCTCAATCAACGAACGCATCACATCCGGCTTACATTTCGCGGCGGAATACCTTCTCAACAAACGCTTGTTAGAAACCGATCCCCACATCCGCGACAGCCTTTCCTGAGGCGGATGCCACAAATGAAACAGGTCCGCGTCACCCAACCAGGCGGGGCCAGCAAGGGTATGGAGGGCAATCGCATACGCAATGTCTTCCTGACCCCAACCAACGAAACGTGGGTCCATGGGAACATCAAGCAACGTTTCACGACGGGCAACAATGAACCCGCCGCCAGCGACACCTTGATATGCCGGTTCGGCAAGCTCACTCCAGGGCTTCCCGGCCATGAAAGCCAGCGAACTCTCGGCAGTCAAACGATGCACAAGGCGGTGCGGTTTCGCCCACGGTGCCCCAAGCTCAACCGCTTTTACGGCATCGGGTAAACCGTCCGTCCAACAACAAGCAATACTCGCACGCCCCAGGGTCAGCCACCCTCTGATACCCGGCAATCGAAGGGTCAATGTCACCAACCGCTTTCAACGTGTCCCGCATCGCAAGCTGAACATCCATGGCAGCAGAAGACGTTGCCCTAGCCAACCCCACATTCACGGCCTCCACATACGGCCGGCCAGTAGCCAACGCCTGCCACACCTGAATAAACGGGCGCGTGTAAACCTCCTCCGGAGGCGTACCGGCACGAGCCGCGCTCCCAATAACGGCTTCCGGGTCAATGCTCGCTGCCGGACGATCCAACGCGGCAGACAAATACGCTTGCGTCACCGCCACCTGCTGTCGCTGCGCCCCCAAAACCACCGGCAACACCTGCGACAACCACCGATCCAACGAAGGACGATTGTAATCAGGCAACGAACCCCAAATACGCCGAACAGCAGCGTCCGTGGACTCCCTAAGCCGCTGATTGAGCTGGATCTGCCGGTCCGCCAACGCCATTATCAACCCGGTTAGAAGCATTCAGGTCCGTAGAAGTGTTATTCACCCCAAAAACATCGTTCTGCAAACCCTCTTCAACAAGCATCGCCTTAAAACGACTGATTTCCTGCGGCGAATACCCCGCATCTGACCACAACTGCTCCTTCGGAACACCAATCGAGAGCTTCTTCACCAACGAATCCACATACTCAGACTCAGAACGTGCCTCAGACGGTGCCCAAACAACCTCAGCCGACAAATCGCCCGCACGTTCATCATCCATCCACGCAAAAGCAAGCCTCACAGCCTCCTCAAGCGACTCCCCAAACGACGTTTTCTTGCCGTTCACCTTCGATGCCAAACCAGCCTCAGCGGCCTTCAACGCATCACCAGACACATTCGTGATCTGACCAAGCAAATAATGAGGCGGGGTACGAGTACGAGCCGCCAACGACTGGATACGCTGCTCAATCGCACCCGTGTAATTACTCAAATCAGTTGCGGTGAACTCACCAAACCGAACATTCTCCCCATCACCAATCCACAACCGGTCAACCGCCGCCTTAAACGGCTCCTGAGGATTTCCGTTCTCATCCTCAGGCACCTCAAGACCAGTCGCCCAACGCTGCTTAAACGCCGCCACCTCAGAAGAAACCATTTCATCAGCCAACAGTTTGTTGATCTGATCAACCGTCGAAATCACATCAGCCTGATCCGACCGACCAAGCCCAACATGCGCATTCGGGCTAATGCCATGCGGCAACGCAGAAACCGCTGCCGGAGGAAAACTTGGAAGCATCTGAGGATCATTCACCAACGGAACAACCGGAACAACACCAAGCGTGTTTTTTCCCGCAGGACGCCGAACCTCCCAACCCTTTTTTCCACGCTTGAAATAATGAATCGCATCCGGCAAATACAACGTTGCGCAAACCGATCCGTCCTCCTCCTCCCACCTCTTCAACGCAGCAGCCCTCTTACGACGATCCCCAGCCTCACGAGCAACAATCATCTGCGACGGATGCTCAACCGTGATCCTCGGAACCAACTTCTCCGAACTCCGCCGGAAAAACTTGCCG